TATTCAGTCAGTAAACTATGGGATGATGATCCAAAGAAAATCTCTCCTGTTGATGAGATGCCAACGGCATACAATACAGAATATCCATACAACACAACATATACAACAAAATCTGGTCATGCCATTGAACTAGATGATACTTTGTCTCATGAACGTATACACATCTGGCATCAATCAGGCAGTTACGAAGAGATCTCGAATGGACCATATAATCCTGCTATTGATGGTGATATATCTCCAGAAGTCGTAGCAGATTATCCTGAGAACGGACCTGCAGGTTGGGATTACGTTACAGCAAGTGGTGTTTCAGAGACATCGTGGATCGGCCGTCGTGTTCGTAAAACAATGGATTCTCAGTTTGATATTACGAAGAAAGATAAGAATATACTTATTGAACGAGATCAAAATATATCAATTGCCAATACTGAAACATCAAAGATTGGTGGATCTGTACATACAACGATTGGTTGGCAATATGCTCAAGCAAAAGATGATGTAAATCCAAAACGAGTGAATGATACAAGCAGTGATTATGATGCTGGAGGCATTGCAAAAGGCAATTATTTCCTAGATATAAAGAATATAAAACAACAATCAGTCGGCAATCATTACATCTTATCAGTAGGTTATGCACCTAAAGATGAAAGACGCCCAACAAAAGATGGCGACAATGGTGGTGTAAAGAACTATTATAGAGATGTAAAACAAAATACTATTATAACTACGTTCAATAACTATGTTCTTGGTGTTGGTTTACAAAAAGAAAATGAAAGAATATTAAAGGACGATGACTTTGGTAGTTATTGGCTCGATGTTTCTGGTAATCATACAACAAACGTTGGTTTAGATCTAACAGTAAAAGCAAGACAGAAAATGATGTATGAAGTGACTGGGCCTTTCGAAGTCGAATCTGCGTCGATGAATTTAAGAGCCGCGTCGATGATGAACATAGAATCAGGAACTGGAATTAAAATTAAAGCGCCGGGTGGAGTAACTGTTACTGAAGGAAGTGTACTTGTTGAAGGAGCTCTTGGTTCAACATCGGCCGCATCAGGTGCATTTACAGTATGGGACGGTACAATTGTAGAAGTCACTAATGGATTAATTACAGGCATACTTAAAGCTTGAGGCAATAATGGCAAATATCGAAAGCGCAAAAGAAACGATTGAAAAATGGAAAGAAGAACTGGAGGCCATGACCAGCTCAGTTCCTAATCCTAATTTTGATCCTGATAAACCAGAAGGTCCAGATAATCAAAGTACGATTGACGGCGAATTTAGTTGTGAGAAACTACAAAAATTAATCAGTGAACATGTCGACAAAATAACAACCATGATTCAGGATAAAGTTGCATCGTTCTCAGAACTTATGGGAACATGGGCAGCCATTCTTAATGTTCCCGGCAATCCGCTTAAAATTATTAAATGGGCCTTAAAAGTAGCATTTGGACCAGCCGCTCAAGCTGTGTTTTTAGCTATCGCTACAATTAGATCAATGATTCAACTTATTGTAGCTATTGTAGGTCTAGTTTCTGCAATTGCACAGGCAGCCGCTAAGTTAGCTGCGTGTTTAGAGAATGCAATTAGAGACGCAATTCAATCAGTAATCGATGAAGTATTAAAAGGCGCTGCTGATTTATTAGCACAGGCTGAAGGCATGGTTGATCAGTTAATGGCTGACTTACTCGAAGAATCTGGTATTCAAGATGTACTTGATACCGTCGACGATATAAGTGCTGAGATTGAAGGCGGTGTCAATGATTTGGTTGGTGCAGGTGATGAACTCAGAAAAGCTAGATTAAATGCAAGAGGTATAAAACCACAACCTCTTAAATTGAATTTCCGCGGAGGAATATAATGGCATCAATTAGACCTGATGATAATATAGTTACAAATAAGCCGGGTATAACGGCACCAGATCCAAGTGCAATTATCGATGGATCAAGAGTAACTGATGCACTCTTAAAACTTAACGATAGTTTAAAAGCTTTAGATGATGTTGTTAAAGCTGTTGAATTGGCTGGAGCTCCTGACTACACTCCTGAATTTTTCACGGCGGTCAGCGATACAACACGATTGCCTATTGCAGGTGATTTTACAAGCACACCATATAGTAATGCTGTTATTGTATTCGATTCATTGGAATTTGGTCCTAATGATGCAAATACAATTTATCAGAATGATTACACAATCGAAGTAACTGTAAACCCCGGCGAAATATTTAGTGTACCATTTACCGCAACACCAAATAATGTTGATGCTGTTCAACAATTAGAGTTGTATATTACTGAAAACAATCCTGAATTTGGTGTGTGGTGGTTATCTACACAACCTGGCGGTTTAACACTGAAACAAAATTCTTTTACTGATCGCCGTGGTTTAGGTGGTAGAATTTCTCTTGAAAGTAAACTATACTATATTGAATCGTCATCTGCAATGGAAGCTAATGCACAGATATATGGTACATATGGTGAAATAGTACCGACACAACCATATTGGTTAAATTTTGCATATACAACTGGTGTTGGAATGTTCGGTGAGAACGATAGCATATTGCCAGAAATCGAAGTATGCCCCGGAACAAGATCAACTGTAATTTACTTACAAGGTGATACAACGCAGTATGAGGTATCATAATGACAGATTGCGCTAATAATAATTTAAATCCTAATATTGGTCCGAGTGGTAACACGTCAGCCCCGGGGACGGCCGGGCCCGCTGGCGGCACAACGAGCATTGATGATAAAATTCAAGAATTTAATGATAGAATTGATGCAGTCGGTGATAAACTAGATATACTAACAGCCTCTCTAGGAAGTCCAGATGACTATGACGATCGAAATATTGTAGCTGGTGATATGGATAGCCTTATTATAGGTGGAGGTGGTACCGGCGGTCAGGGATCTGGCGATGGTTGTGATTTCGATCTTACGATTAAAGCTAATAATTGGATAACGAATTGCACATCGTATGAAATAGATAAGTGTTCTGATCCTAATCAAATACTGTTAAACTCAGAAGTCACAACCGTATCGAACTCTCAATATTTCGTATTTAATAGTTATACTTCTAGCGGTAATGTAGAATTTGCTTCGAGTCTCGGCAATGTAATTGTAAAGCCGACAACTAAAACTTCATTTGAAAGTGGTATTCTCGATATTACATCAGGTGTAACTACAGTAAATATAGGAACGCCCACTTTAAATATCACGACAGCCGGTGATTCTGTAACGATTGATGGAACTACATGGGCCAGTATATTAACACGATTAGCTAGCGCAGAAAGCGCTATATCAACATTGCAAACTGACGTATCAGCTGCACAAAGTACAGCAGACGGTGCTGCTACTGCAGCATCCGGTGCACAATCAACGGCCGATAATAAGGTTAGTATTAGTACCTTTAATAACCATACTCACACGTTCAGTGACGATGCAACGGCATCTGGTACAACTGGTGAAGCAGGTGATGGAAATACATTACCAACTCACACACACGGGTTCTCAGATAGCTTTACTGTTTCTGGTACAACTTCCACACCTTAATAAATAGAAATTAAAAGAGGATAATATGTCCATTAAAATTGCTAAAGAAAATGACGATTATAGGTTGGTCAAACCTATAGGCGATACGTATAGTGATTTTAGTAAATCCTTTTTGCCTAATCCAAACACAGGACAAATTGGCAGAAAAACAAATATAGATTCTGTTAAACAAGCTCTACGTAATCTTATTTTAACGAATAAATATGAAAGATTAAGAAATCCTGAATATGGTACTCGTCTAGCTCGTTATACATTTGAAAATTTTGATGATTTTGTAGAAGACGAGATCGCAGACGAAATTGAAAACGCAGTTGCTAGATTTGAGCCAAGAGTTAGATTGTTAGAAGTAAGTGTATCAGCGAAACAAGAAGAAAAAGCAATCTACGTTTATATAGAATTCGCGACAATATTCTCTAAAGAAACTTCCGACCTAGAACTAGTATTATATCGAGTAAGATAAAATGTCAAATATAAGTAACGATTTAGCAACACTAGATTTTGCTACTGTCAAAGAAAATCTAAAAACGTATTTAAAGTCGCAAAGCACCTTTAAAGACTATGATTTTGAAGCATCGAATATCAATGTGTTGCTCGATATCCTTGCTTATAATACAAATTTAAATGCGTTTTATCTTAATATGATATCGAACGAGATGTTTCTTGATTCGGCTATTATCCGTGACAGTATCATCTCACATGCAAAAGAACTTAACTATTTGCCAAGATCATTTAGATCGTCTATTGCTACAGTCAACGTTTTTCTAAGAGATACCAGTGATGATGCGACTGTTTTAATCCCACGTGGCACATCGTTTACTGGATCTGATGGTAATCGAAATTTTACTTTCGTAACAGCAGAAAATATTTTGGCTACGAGTATTGGTATTACAGAAACAGGTATACCTAATAATGCTAATTTTAAAGCGATGGACGTCCTCATCTATGAAGGCGACTACGTCTTAGATTCATTTGTATCTACGGCTGAAATAAATC